AAAGGTAAAAAGGGAACAGCAGATTTTTCAAAAATAATTGGATCAATTCCCTCAATAGTCATAATGATTGCTACATCTTGGATTCCTGTGCCATACATCTCATTATGTGCCACAGCATAAGCACAACCTTGTATATAATAATCTGTGATCTGCTTATCGTATTTTTTCTTTTTACTTGTTTTAAAATCAATAATAGTAGGCTTACCTTTCCAAATACCTACCATATCTGTTCTTCCAGCATACCGATATTTATTACTCCAAAGAACTTGTTCTTGACCCCATACTTCGTCTATGCCTGATTCAGCCACTTTAATTAAGTCTCTACTCATTTGTCGAACATCTAATGTTTCTTGTTTGAGGTCATCCCCTACATCTTCTCCATTAAAATGTCTTTCAGCATATTCATGCACTAAAGTACCTCTATCAGTTGCTTCTTTAGAGACTCGTGCAGCCTCTTCTTCTCCTACTCGCTCAATCCATTTTTGAAGCCAAGTATTATCAGCTGTTTTACCTAACACAGTAGTAATAGAGGGATAAGCACCATCAGGAGTATAGTAAGTTCTACCTGTTTTTAATGTTTCTGTTTTTACGTCAGTAATGTAATCGTATTTCATGTAAATCTTCTTTTGAATTAACCATTGGTTTACCTTTTGCATTAAGACTTGTATTAATTAAAATTGGAAAACCATATTGTCTTGTAATTTCTAAAACTTTATATAAATACGGTTGAGATCCATTAATATATTGTAGTCTAGCGGTCATATCATAAGTTTTAAAATTACTTTTCTCTTTTATATCGGCAACAAATAACATATTTGGGCATTTTTTATGCACATCAAAGAAATTATCAGCTTCTTTATCTTGTACAATAGGAGCATAAGGTCGCCACGAATCGTTTTCTCTACCTTTAATTTTATTTAGTCTTTCAATTGTACTATCAATTGGAGCACATAGCAAGGTTCTATTACCTAAAGCTCTAGGTCCAAACTCAGCTCGACCATTTAAAATTGGTATAATATCACCTTTGATAATTCTATCAGCTGCTTCTTCGGGAGGAACACTGTAATAGTCTTCATAACCAATAAAAGCAGTTTCCCATATAGGGCGTTCTATTAAAGAGGCAGCACCTAATGCTGCTCCAGCGTCCCCTGCTGCAGGTTGAATAGCGATATCATTAAAAGCTGAATATTTTATTAAATGTGAATTAGTAACACAGTTTAAGGCACAACCTCCAGCATAGGCAAGATTAGTTTTTCCAGATTCTCGATACAACCAGTCTGCAAGATTAAAAACAATATCAGAAAAAACAGATTGAACAGATGCTGCAATATCCCAATCTAATACTCCAAAACCAATCCCTCTAGTGAAGTCATGTAATAATGTATAGTCACCATCTTTAATATCAATGATTTTCTCTTTTATAAATGAAGACCATTTAGGATTACCATATCCTGCTGCAGCCATAACTTGAGACTCACCTCGAAGTGGCTGAAACCCCAATAAACGAGTAGCACTTGAATAAAACAACCCAAGAGAATTGGGATAGCGAAACCTTTTAAGCCAAGTAATTTTTCCATTTTCAAAAACTCCTAATGATGTAGAAAATTTTCCTCCAACTGTATCAATAACCATTACAGCACAATCATCCCAATCAGTTGTGATTATAGAACTCATAGCGTGGGCCTCATGATGATCAACTAAAACAGGTTTAGCTTTACTAATTTTTTTTATATCAGATTTGAACTGCTTATAAGTAGACTCCTCGTAAAAAGCTGCGACATCCCAGTCTTCATAAGTATTACGAAGCCATTCAATAGTTTTAAGTGGAAACGAGTTATCGTATTTTATACGAGTGAATCTTTCTTCATGTGCCGCACCTAATATTAAATTATTTTTTAGAGATGCAGCTGCGCTATCGTGATGATAGCAACTTATTCCTAGTATTTTCATCAAAGTACCTATTAAATATATTAGTTAAATCTTTTTTAGTTTTAGTAGAATAGTCAGGTGTATCTACAAAATCAACAAATGCCCATCTACGATTATCTACTATGGGTTGAATACGATGAACCATAAAACAAGGAAACAATAAAGTTTTACCAGGTTTAGGATATACTCTAATTAATATTTCTTTTGGTTCTGGCGCAGAAAAATCAGTTTGTTCAACGCGATCTCCTGTAGGGTTCCATGATCCAATTTCAAAAGGTTTGCCCTCAGTTAAATAAACTAGATGTGACCAAAATCTACCAGGCCTAGAAGTTGTTAATTTACGTTCAGCAAAATCTAAATTATCAAAGTGCCATTCATAACCTTCGCCAGGTTTTAGAAGAATCGCTACTTTTCCTGCAAAGTCACACCGCCATTGATGCCCATGATTGTAATAATTTTTTTCGCAGTATTCAACTATATCACTCGCTCGTCGGGCGATTGGCTCATTAAATCCGATTTCAACTGCGTCGGCCCAGCCATCTTTAATGTAATCTTCCATCTATCGTATATCTCCGATGCTAAAATGGGTGCAAGTTTATTATGTCCATGTTGATTCATATGTCCTTGGACACCTAAATTGTTTTCTTTCTTTGCGAAGTCTCTTAAATAAAAATCCCAAATACAAGGATGCCCAGTAAACCAAATGTGGGCAAGGGTATTCGGTCTATAAATAGGTATTAATAATAAATTATCTCTATTTGCGTCTCCTAAGACTGCTTTTAAAAAAAGGGCATTAATACGCTCATACCAAGGCATTTTAGTAAGTTTTTTAAACCATAAATCTCTCACTAAATTACCGTATTTATCTAAATTTCCCCAGGGGTAAGGTAATAAATAACTACCATCACCTCTTGGGTCAACTCTGTGGTGGTGCCCAATAAGCCAAATTACTTTAAATTTGTTGACAAGTCCTTGATCAATGATGTATTCTGCTTGTGCATCTAAAGTAATTCCAGGCACTTCCCAACGGTTCTTTAAACCAAGCAGGTTAAATGCAGGAATAGGAGCTTCGTCACAAGGTATAGACCATGAATTTCCAACTAAAAATATTTCATCACTCATGTTAATAGTTTCTTGTGGTGATAGTTTCACTCAGGGAGAAGGACTCTCTGATATAAGACAGTGTTATCCGTATTTACTACAGAAAAAACTGAATGCTGATTTGATTAACTTGTCTCAAAGTGGCGCATCTGAATATCTTATTACAGCACAAGTTGAAGAAGCTGTCAAGTTAAAACCTGATTTAATACTTATCGGACACACCAATGAATATCGTTGGCAGGTTTGGGATTTTAAACAGAATATGTGGCAAGGTTTTATAGTAGCGACTCATGTGTTAAAAAATGAAAAATATTATAGAAACTGGGTGTTATCTGAGCAATTGCTGAATAATGCACGGAAAAAAACTAAAGAACATCAAGCGGCATGGCATGCTGCTGGAATGCTATATTTTTCTGAAGATGAAGTAGTCAAAAGAATGTGGAGCGGTGCAGTTGCAAAACAAATTATAAATACAAAAGGAATTAAAACAATACATCATTGTTGTTTTCCCCACTTACAACCATACTTAACAGAATTAACTAATGATTACGTAGAGTTTCATTTAGATTTAGAAAAACATAAAGATTTTGCTCCTGACGGTTCTCACGCAGGAGCAAAAAGTCACATAAAATTAGCAGAGCTGCTACTCAATATGCTCTAATAAAATTTTACGAGCAGGCTTCAACAAACTCTTTTATCTCTTCCCACTTCTCTTCTTCTTCGTTAAGATTTTCTTTTCTCACGATTGTAGAAACTTTAGTAATTGTTGCGACAGGAATTCCATATTCTTCTTTGATGTCTTTTTTAAGTGCTGAAATTTTATCTCTCATTGCTTCTATTTGAATCATTAAATCAACAATTCTAGAAATTTCTGCTTTTAATTCAGATTTAAGTGCTGCTTCCATTTGTTCCCTCTATTATTTTAAATGTTTGTCTTACTTTTGCTGGTATTTTCCTAATGAGTTTTTGTCGTAAAAGATCATCTATAATTTGACCAAAGACGCTTCTAGCAATCTCAGCTGAATGTTGTATTTCATTATTAGCAACATTTTCTATGACAATTTTTTGATTAATTATGTTAAGTGCAGTTACGATGTTAGCAGAACCAATGACTCTACTACCTTTATAGTCTCCATCAGGTCTTGGTGACACTAGTTCATAAGTGTCATTTTCCCATAGCTGTTTTTGCTCATCATCAAAAACCTCAATGGGCATTCCTCTAAGTATGTTATATACTATTTGTATGTGATGTCTTTTCACGGCTCGCTCCCTTCGGTCGCACGCTTCGCGTCATTAATTGGAAATCCAATCATCACGATGTGGGCTTGCATAGAACCAAGCCAAAGCTATTTCG